GTTTAAGCGGCGCTTAAATTAATATTATGGGTTCGAATATGGAAATTGTCCATATCCGAACCCTGTTTCATTAAAAACTTCTAGAGAAGTAACGACGGTAGTCGTCAGTCCTAGAAGCGTAACGTTTTCTGAGAAAATCAGGGATTGGCTCATAAAACGTTTGAAACGGATTATTACTATCATAATGTCGCGTATACGACCTATCAGCATTGTATATCATAATGTCTACAAAATTATGATGTCAGTTAAATGTTATAACATCAGATAGGTATTCACCGGGTTGAAGAAAAGCAAAATTTGCTATTTGTTCAGGCCCTTTAGATAGAATACTAGATATCCAACTGGTATACATTTTAAGAGTGATAGTTCGTTCTTTTTCAGTTTTGCTACTATCATCGTATCGTTTGTTGATTACTTTGATAGCCTCTTCAGGGTCAGGTTGAACTATCGATATTGGTATTTTCCCTTTAGAAGTTAGTAAATCATCTGGAAAACCGTGAGCGTCCCAGAAGTTAGTTAAAATTATTATGTCTTGATCCTTGTATCTAGGATCATTAATAATTTCTTGTAATGAACTTTTGTAGTAGGCAGCTTGTAAAGCGACGATCATAGGTTTAATATCTTCCGGAACTTTACTTAATTTGAATTTTGGATTTAAACTCTCAACGAGATCATCAGTATCAAACGCGAAAGTATTAGGTCGAGTTTTAAGCTTCTCGAGGAAAGTTGACTTCCCAGCTCCAGGCATACCATGTATAAGTAACTTATTGCCAAATCTTTTTAATAAAGCTTCTAATTGAATAGGAGTCTTAACAGATTTGGCTCTTAGTTCTTCAGGATTAAGAGAAACAATGTCATCCTTTACATTTGACTGAGATTTCGAGAATTTAGATTGATCTTTTTCTTCATCTGCTACTTTCTTGTCTTTTATTGCTTCCTTTTTGTCCTTCTCGATGTCAGATTGTGTAATTGAAGAAGCATCGAGTTCTTCTTCATCTTCTTTAAATTTCATTGAAATGAGAGTGAGATTAAAGAGAGGAGCTGAAATCATGCACAGCTCAGCTCCTACCATAGATGTAATCACTTAATATACAGAAACCCTAGATATCAAAACCTAGTATATTGAAGGGACCGCTGACGCAGATCCCCGATTGGCGAAGATATTACTGTACCCATTTACAAATAGCATAAAGCATATCTGTAGTTTTTGCATTTCCTTTAGAGAAAAGGGCATCAAGGTAAGATTTTCGCATTCTTGTTCTTTCAATTTGGAGCGCATCGGTGTCGAGATTGATCGACTTCTTAAGCATAGCTAGAGTTTCAGCTGCAGAAGGTACGCTAGTTGATAAAACCATTAGTTGGCTCAACCAGTCTTCCCCAGCCTTAGTTTCGCTATACTTTAAAATTTCTAATTTATCAGCGTCATCTAATGCGTCCACCCCTTGACCGATTTTACCTAATATTTTGTGATAGATAGGACGATCAAGTAAATCCATAATGTCCTTTTTAACGTAAGGCCATGCAGGATGTCCGTGGATGTTCTCACACCTCGCCATTAATCCGAGTCGAATTATGGCGTCAGGTTTAAGAGGAGTATCGTATTTATCTTCGTTCCCGAAAGTTTGTTGAAGAATACGAGAGATGAGACGAGTTATAGGTCTATCTTTTTGAGAACCGATAGGAATCATGAGCTTAAGAAAAGTATGACCAGGTAACAATTTAGCTTTAAATCCGGCGTCATCCATTCTCTGTACGAACATTTCTTCATTCAGAGCAGAAGGAGTTTGAAACAAAACGTCATCGGATTGAACTGCTATAACGAATTTGCCACTTTTCCATTTCGAGCAGATATCAGGAAATTGACTAGATAAAGAGAAAAGCTGAGCAGCTAAAGATAATACCGTTCCCATGTCTGACGTTTCCAGCCAACCAGATAACAGAGTTATCGGACCGTGCATAAAGGTACATGCGGTAGGATCTCCGGTGTAAAAGGATGGGTAGACAATACCTGTGTTTTTGTAAAACGCGGCGAGTAAACCAAACTCCCAGATACCAGTTTTTCGGTAAAGGTAATCAGCAACGTACCATAAATAAAAATTTTTCTGAGTACGATCGAAATTTGAGAAATCACACATATAAGCATGATTTCCCGGAGTTTTATTGATTTCTCTAATCCAGTTATCAACACGGTCAGGCGTATGCCATAACCCGAGACGCGCTTGTCGCCATCTCTTAAGGCAGTACACACCAGGAGTAACAGTCAAATTACGACCGAACGCACCAGGGTACACCTTTCGCATATTACAGTGAAGAGATGACGCTTCATGTGTTGCAGCGAACATACCTCCTTTGTCTACAAAAACTGGTTGCGCTTTCTTCTTTGCACCCGATCTAAAAGATAAGTAGCTAGACCATGCCATAGCCCCCTGAGGTAAACCTAGAGAGTAACCCCATTCGTATATCAAATCGAGATATGATTCAGGTGACCGGGTATAATCTGGAACAGGTTGTGCTTGAAGAGCAAGTAGCCTCTTACCGTGATAATTAATTTCAATGTTTTCTAAACCATTGTTAATTCTAACGATATCAGTTCCTGCAAAAGTAGGACCACCAGGAGCGGTTTCTTGGGCATCTATAGTAGACATAAAGAATTGATCTCTGTTAAACCCCTCTCTCTTAATATGATCTACGATATCGTCCAACACGAAATCTAGTACTTTAAGGTACCCATCATGAGGTTCTCTTAGTGCGTAATCATCAAAAGGGGAGTCGATATGTCGGCCATAATACTCTGTCCTTTGAATACTGAGTTTGCCAACGTCATCATCTTCATCATTGAAAATATGAGGAATTTTAGATTTTACAACTTCCATTAACTTCTCGCCTACTTTAATGATTGCAGACCAAGTATGGCGAACATCATTCAGCTTATCTTCAAGAGTATCTCCACTATACATAGGATATCCTCTTACAATGTCAGAATTATCAATCAGACGAGGCTTACCCCATTTCGCTTCATTATATATAGCAAACGTGGTATCATAAACCTCAAATCCGGCTTGGCGAACTTTAGTAACGATTTTCTCCGAGTTTATTTCCTCTTCTAATTTTGTTACTTCTATCGGGAAGCCGGACAGAGAAACGAGTCTAGGCACATCTTTTTCAAGATTAGCGTTATCGACTCGTTCTTTTCCATCTGTCCAAACGATCATTTTATGAGTTACTTAACTAATTAATTAATTAATCCTGTAAATCGTCGTCGTCGTCACTGTTAGTGTTCTTTTTCTTCGTATCTCCTATATTAGTATTCACTTCATCTGTGATATCTGATGAGGAGTGTGTTGAGTTAGGAGCATTCGTTTTACTAACAGTGTTAATATACTGAGGATTCGAATCAGGAGTAGACATATTTTTAGTGTTGGAAGCTATCTTCGCACTCAAATGAGTATCTTCAGCTTCGTCCATTCTTAATGTCTCCTTAGATCCAGATGTTAGAGGGGAACTGTCGACGTTAGCGTTCGTATCCATCACATCAGTAGAAGAAATATTTGCTTTATTCTCTAAATCGTGCTGTAAGCCTTCACCCTGTTCTGTTGCGGTAACGGTGCTTTTCTCCATTGTATAACCGCCGGGTCGATAGGAATAGTCAATTACCATCGCATCGTTATTAGGGTCGATGAGCGGTTCTGAAGTGTTCTTAAATTCGTAATCGCTGAAATCATCAATTGCGAACGTAACTTCACGGATGGCAAGAATTCCGAGTCTGTCGGTATCAGAATCGAATTCTTGAACGTATCTAGTCCATCTAGCATGATTATTCATGGATGTTCCTGAGAGTAGAGTGTTAGTATTCCAGCTTGCACAGAAGTACATGTGAGGTAAATCTGCAGTTAAAGAAGCCCATCCAATAACAGGAGCATAATAGGTCGACAAGATGTTCGCGAACGCCGTTTGATAAGATGTATCAAATTGGTTTGCTAATGGAAAACCTAATACTCGACTTCTATGCATAAGAGATTGTGTGACTAAAGGGTAAGCGGTTACTCCAAACACATCATTAGCTGAAGATTGAGGATTATGAACATTTAAGTTCCATTGTGCAACTTTTTGTTGATAAGCTTCTGTATAGAGAACTCCTTGAACAGGCTGTCCTACTAAAAGACCATTTCTTATCGGCACGTATAAGTAGACTGGGTGAGCGGTAGCATTATTGGCACCATTTATTTGCATGCTAGGAATATGCTGATGCATAACCACGACGTGAGTAGGTACAGAACTATTATTATAATTAACTGTATTAGGACTGACCTTCACTCTGTGAGCAGAAGAAGGGTTAACTACTCCGGTATTTGGGTTGAAAGCAGGCAGGACAGAAGTCGCGTTAACGTCTGCTGGCTGTAAATCAGCGTATTCGTTCATGTTCCTCATCGTCCAGAAGTTCATAGATATAACTTCACCAGTAGGTCTTCCGTAAATAGTAGGGATACCTGGAATTATAGGAACGTAAGTACCTAAACTTTGATCGAAAGTATAAATAGTCAAGATGGAAGCTAATGATATAGCAATGCGGTGAACGTTAGACTGATTTATAGACGCACAAGCACTAAATAATGCTTCAAAGTATGGTAGTTCCTGGTATGGATTTACATCTGTGCCTGAAAATTCTCTTTCAAAATTGTCTACCGAGAAAGGAATCACGTTCGTCCACCCATGTCTAACAGCGGCAAAAGGTACAGGAACTTTAGCCCATTCATTAGCTGAAATGAAAGAATTAGTGGGTTTCACTCTCGCGTCAAAGCAGTAGGAAGTAGAATCCGTTCTACTCATCTCTAGTAAAATGTTCGTACGCTGTTCAGCGATGTAAACTGTGTAAAGAGGGAAAAGTGCCACACGTTGATTGTTATTACTTGCTACCCATTGACATCTAGGCACAACTTCTATGTCCGGAACTCCATGTACACCAGTGTTCCTAGCGACCACGTTAAATTGCTTCTTATAAGTAGGCTCGGAGTACTGTCTATTCAAGACGATGGGCATATCCTCATAGAGAGTAGGATCTATGTAAACCGGAGCGAGGGTAGCAGTACCACCTGAAGGAATGTATCCAGATGAAGAGCTTCCTAATTTAGTAAGAATCTCATCATGTGATGAACGTAAATCATTAGTAAATAGGTAAGAGTCGTTGATTCTGGCCATGATATTGTTGATCATAAGATCGTACATGTATCGTGATGGCACAGTAGTGCGGTGGATGTTGTCAACTGTACTAGCTGTAGGATTAATAGCGTTTAAGTTGAAAGCACCCAAATTACCTTGGAAAACATGGAACATATGTTCTTGATGTACTTGCCACCCTTGCACGTCAGGAGCAGTAGCAATCATGAAAGGATTATCTAATACCTCCGACTGCAGATGGGCGCACCAGGAAGGAAGTAAGTAATCAACATTAAAAGCGTGTTTATAATAAGTAAACGCGGATGTGATCCATGTTCTTACTGTTTCAGGGCAAATGAGTTCGTAATTATGTTTAACCCGCTCCCATTTTTCAACCATCTTAGTCCATCCACTATAAGTAGTATTACCTACTTTAGTTGGATATCTTTGATTGTCCTTATTGAATATCCCAAAGAACTCAACTATGTCATTCATGAAATTGATATATAAACCAATCTCTACAGCATGGGCAAAGAACGACATTTTCGAGTAGCCAACGGCAGCAGTACGAACCGTACCTTTAGCCTTTTGAACCACGGCTGAATCAACACCAGAAGTACTACTAGGTTGAAAAGCTGAATCATAAATTGAGATATCATTTGCGATCTCGAGGTACTGTAAAAACATTATCGTAGCGGTAAACAAGTCACTCTTTGAAGACCAAGGAGCGGTTGTAAAGTTAGGATTAGTCCTGAGATTGTGAATAAATTCAATTATATAATTCCGTCTTATACCTGAAATGAATATTTCGTTGTCAGTTAAGCGTGGACCTTTGCCAGTTAGCGATTGTGTAATAATGGATGTTATTACAGCTTGATCGTTAGCTATGGAAGCAAAGATTTGTGAAGGATGGGTCATTTGAGCTTGGATAGCAGCAGCTAAATTTGGCTCAGACATAAGGGAGTAGAAAGCACCAGAGTATAATTGTAAAGCGTTGGGAGGATTATTTCCACCTCCACCACTTGTAGGTGCGGTCATACCCGTCGTTAAATTAAGAGGGCCCATTCCGTTAACCATCTGAGATACAGATTGGACGGCAGCTTTAGATGCAAATAGTTCCATTGCATTAAAGAGAGCCTGGAACTGAAGGGACCTTGTTCTTAACGAGTTCGGGAGTGAGTACGGGCTATAGGGGTTAGCCAAATTTGTAGATTGTCTTTCAATAGCAATGATGGACCTATCGGCTACAGTTGCAGCTTGAAGAAGTGGTGACAAGAAGAAGTACTCAGCTGCTCCGTTATAGGATGACTGTACTGGCTTCTGAAGTTGTAATCTAAGAGAAGTATCTAATAAATTACCTGTTAACAGTCCAACAATGTCTTGTTGATCGATGATAACTGAAGTTTTCCCTCCTAATGGTAGGGAGTGTCGAACTACGTTCGAGAATGTTTTTAGTGTCTGCATGTTAGTGAATTAATAATACCTGAAATCATAAATTATTCTTCCGAAATCTTGTGTAATTTTAGCTACTGATTCCGTCGTAACGACAACTTCGCTTGATCCTAACAAATAAGATCCGCGCATCATTCCAGCTAAGCTTCGAGTTAAATTAAAGGCCCCGAAGTTCGCTTCATCTTCGCTTTCGTCCCAAGGGACGTTCCCAAAAATTTCGACTCTTGGTCTTGTTATGGGATTGTTAATTAATGCCATTTTCAAGTTACGAACTGGATCACCAGTATAACTTGCGGCATCATTGTCTTCAGGAATCGGGCTATTCATACCCTTTGACTCAAAACCAAAGACATCATCATCAATTTTCTTTTTCTTCGCCATAAAGAATTCTGAAATATTAAATAAAGACAACCCCCCGGGAAGGGGG